GACGGCACCGGCGAGACCGTGGGCGCCTCGAACCCCCTCCGCCTCCCGCTCCTCGCGCTGCGCACGCTGCGCGTGGTCACCGGTGGCACCGGCGTCGGCACGTACATCCTCACGGATGTCGGCGGCGCCGCAGTCACTGCTGCGACCTCGACGGTCGTCGGCATCGTGACGATCTCCGACGACGGCAAGACGCTGACCTTCCCGGTCGCGCTCACCGCGTTCACCATCGAGTACATCCCGCGCTCGGCCGTCGACATGACGGCTGTCAACTCGGCCCTCGACGGCGCCCCGTAAGTCACCGGGCCCGTGCAGGGCCCTTTTTCGTAAACCTCCGCAACCCTCACCGCAATGGTGTCCTCTGAGCTTCGGAATCTGGCTGCCACAACGCCTACGACGGCGGTAAACAGTCGGTCAAACCGGAGAGCAAGATCAGGAGCGACGAAGCGCCAATGCAGACCGAAGAGAACGCCGCAGATCCCGAAGTAACCGACCCTCCAGAGGTCCCCATCCAGCCGACCAAGGCCCCAGCTGCAAAGCTGGTGACCGAGGAGCCCAAGGACGAGGACGGAAAGGTACTGCAGGTCAAGCACAGCGACTTCAGCCGCATCAAGGCAGAGGCCAAGGCCAAGGGTCGTCGCGAGACGATCGACGAGTACGAGGCCCTTGCCAAGAAGGCCGGATTCTCCTCACTCGAGGAGTTCTTCCAGCAGCAGAAGAAGATCGCAGAGCCCCCACCCGCAGCACCCGTTCCACCGAAGGAGATCACCGCCATGCCGACCAAGCCCACCGAGACGTCAGTCAAGCCCGAGAAGGGTGCCCAAGAGGCCGCCCGCCTCAGCGACGAGCGAACCAAGATGCGCAAGCAGTGGCGCAAGGAGGAGCGCGCACGCCGCGAGCTCCAGCGACAGCTCGACGCCAAGGAAGCCGAGATGGGTCTCCGCGAGGAGATGTACCAGTTCGGCGTCACGGACGTGGACTACGGCCTCCGACTTCTGACTCGCGAGCTCGCGGGAAAGAGCGAGGAGGAGATCGGCGCGTTCGATCGCAAGGCGTTCTTCGAGACCGTCCGCAAGGAGCGTCCGTATCTGTTCGGTGAGAGGGTGACCCAAGCCACGACCGGGACCACCGGGGCGACGCAGCAGGGTGGAACCGTCCAGCCTGCGACGCCGAAGCCCGGCGAGCCGGCCGTGGAGAAGGCCGCGGAGCAGCAGTTCGACGCACGCAAGGCCACGCCTCAGCAGGTTCAAGACCGCCTCAAGGCCCTTGGCCTCAACCCACACATGTGAGAGGCTGAGATCCAGATCTCAGCTAGGAGTCTCTAGATGCCCGATTTTAGCACCATCAGCCAGGCCCCGGAAGTTCGCGCGATCGTCCAGGACGGTCTTCTCGAGCGCGCGTTCCACGACGCGCTCTTCCCGCGCCAGTTGTTCCGTGGCGAGGCCATGCCTCAGCTGTGGCCGAACAACGTCGGCGACTCGATGGTGTTCACGGGCGTCGGCCTCGTGACCCCGAAGCTGCGCCCGCTGAGCCCCGGCGCAGATCCGAACCCCTCGACGTACCAGGCCGAGCAGTGGTCTTCGACCCTGCAGCAGTACGCCGATACGATCGACACGCACATGCCCACCAGCATCGTGGCGATCGCCAACCTCTTCCTGCGCAACGCGCAGCAGCTCGGCCTCTCGAGCGGCCAGTCGATGAACCGTGCGGTCCGTGATCGCATGTACAACGCGGCCCAGTCGGGCTCGACGGTCGTCGATGGCGCGCAGAACGCCGTGACCACGCTGCGCGTGAAGCGTCTCAACGGCTTCACCACAGCGCGGCGCCCGGACCTCGCGGCCGGCTCGGCCGTCAAGTTCCAGGCCGTCTCGAGCTCCAACCCGCTCAAGATCGTCCTCGGTGCGGCCCTCACGGCCAACACCGTGATCGGCTTCACCCCGGACAACCCGGGCGACGAAGTCGGCCCCGGCACCCTGACGCTGTCGGCGGCAACCGGCGCGCTCTCGGACCGTGACAACTGCCTCGCGCTCGATCGCACGAACATCGTGTACATCGGTGGCGGCACGCGCACGGACGACATCGGGTCCACCGACCTCATGACGCTCGCCGGCATCCGCACCGCGGTCGCGCGCTTCTGGCAGCAGAACGTCCCGGAGATGCCGGACGGTCGCTTCCACATGCACATGGACCCGGTCGCGCAGGCCCAGGTCTTCGCGGACAACGAGTTCCAGCGCCTGCTCACCTCGCTGCCCGACTACTTCATGTACAAGCAGTTCGCGCTCGGCGAGCTCCTCGGCACGGTGGTCTTCCGCAACTCGGAGTGCCCGCTGCCCGAGACCGTGGCGCCGTTCGACGGCGTGACGTTCTCGCTGGACGACCCGTTCAGCGGCGAGCTCTTCAACATCGGCGTGACCACCGGCATCAAGATCCACCGCACGCTCCTGTGCGGCCAGGGCTCGATCTACGAGTACTACCAGGACCTCGGGGCCCTGGTGACCGAGGCCGGCGTGACCGGCAAGGTCGGTCAGTCGACGATCAACAACAACGGGATCGAGGTCAACACGGACCGGATCCAGCTCATCATCCGCTCGCCGCTCAACCGCCTCCAGGACCTCGTGTCGACGAGCTGGAAGTTCATCGGCGACTGGCCGGTCCGCACGGACGTGACCACGGGTGATGTGGCGCGTTACAAGCGGATCATCCAGATCCAGTCGGGCGAGTAAGACCCGGACGCCTCTCCGGGCGCTCAAGCTCTAGTCGGGGCGCCTTGGACGGCGCCCCGTTTCTTTTTCAGGGGAGACCACGATGCCGAAAGCCAAGTTCGATCCGCTCGAGAATGCCAAGGTCACTGATCAGACCATGGCACAGGATGATGCTGCCCTCGCCAAGAGCGAGTGGTCCCAGCCGGCCGCGGAGCCGGACTCGGACCTTGAGCCGCCGGAGGCTCCGGCACTCCCGACCGAGCCGCCCGCGCCCAAGGTCCTCTTCGAGGTGACCGCCGACCAGCGGATCTCGCTCGGCGGTGGCCAGGTCCACCTCTTCAAGGTCGGGACCATCCTCGACGCCGCCGGCTATGGCGGTGAAGAGGGCATCGAGAAGCTCGGCCTCAAGCTTCGGAGGATCTGAGCTTGGCCTTCGACGCCGCAGAGCGCGAGCGGATCAGATACCACATGGGGTATCTGAACGTGCAGCCTGCGGCCTCGATCACCTACGGTCTGCCCGCTCCCATCCAGACCTTGTTCGTCGTCGAGCTCTCGATGGACAAGATCCTGCCGGAGGCCGAGGACCGCGTCCGCAAGCTCCTCACCATCCTCGACGGCATCGAGTGCAAGGAGGTCGATGGCCAGGACTACCTCGTGGCCGCGCAGCTCGAGCAGCTGACCATCCGCGAGGACCACATCGACAAGCTCGAGTGGGAGTACTGCAGGTGGGCCGCCCGGCTCGCCGACACCCTCGGCGCTCCGCTCTACCCGGGCGCCGCGAAGTTCCGCAAGCTCTTCGCTGCCGTCGGTGCCGGATCGATCCCGGTGAGGAACGGCTGAGATGGGTCCGAACGAGAAGAAGGAGGGCTTCACGCTCTCCTCTGCCGCATTGCTCGGCAAGAGCCTCGCCCGCAAGCTGGTGAACCCGGTCGACAAGCTGCGGGACCTCTACACCAGACTCGGCACGAGGCCCTACCGTGTTCGGATCATCCGCACTCGCTGGCCAAGTGGTAGACGCGGGATGGGCCCAGAGGCTGTCGTCCATGTCCTCGAGCTCCTCCCGACTCCCAAGGTCGTGGATCTGACTTCGCTATCGGCCGAGCTTACAGCAGTCGGCGTGAACCAGCGCGGAACCGTCCAGCTGCAGCAGATCTCCGGGCGCTACACCGAGGACCACCTCACCGGCGTTGATGCGGACGGCAACGCCGTTGGCCCAAACGACTCCCTCTACTACGAGATCGAATCCTTCCGTCCTGACGGAAAGCCCGCGGACCTCCGCCGTTTCGCTCTCGCTGCGATCCCCTACTACGATGCGACCGGCTTCGCCTGGTCCGTGATCCTCGACAGCTCCACCGACGCGCGCGACCGCGATGGTCATCCGAAGCACTGAT